TTCAGGCGTTGGCTCTGGAAATGACAACTTAACAACTTCCCCGTCAACCAATGACCATACCCCGTCTTGTTCGTTTATAGTCTGAAAAAACAGTTCGTCATCGACTTCAATAGCATCTGCCGGGATTACTTCGTTGATGGCGCTGTCATAGCGTGCAGATAAAACGCCGTTTGTGAGTAAAATATATTTCATGATTTTTCCTTAATAGCCAACCGCAATATAAAATCCGGAAACCACCACACCTCCTGGACGTGTAAATCCTGTTGCCGATTTTGTTAACACCTGGACGTCGGCGCACGTCAGCGCTCCAGATCCTGCGTTTGCTTGAAAAATTACCTGCATCGCGGAATTGGGAAATGCAATCGGGAACGTAATGCTAGTTGTCGATGACGGAACGGTTGCCCACTGAATAATTAAATTACCTGGTAATTTCTGATAACCATTACCAGAAAGCAGTTGATTGCTGCCTTGCAATGCCGCTGCAAGCGTGGCTGGCGCAATGGATTTATTTAAAACTGCAAAAGCCTGTGCTTCAGCGTTTGAGGCAAAGTTTTGAGCGCCTACTTGCGCAAAAGTCAGCCCCGTCACCCCAATCGTCACCACACCATCATTAGTAACCTGCCAATTCGTATCAGCATTTACGGTACCGCTTTCTACTGGAATAATCGCGCCACCATTTAGCTCTGCGCCTGTATCAGCATCGAGCGCGCGGGTGGCTGGTACAGCGGCGCCGTTCCAAATGTAGATGCCACGATCAGCCAGTGTGGCATTGTCTTTATCAAGGAATCTATCCCCAGCCACCATTGCTACGCCGTTGATGACTGCGCCTGGTGCTGCCAAGTTGATTGCAACATCAGTAGCTACACGCACGCTGTCTTTGTAGTCGCCACCTTTGATTAAGCGGTTAATGGCAGTTAATAGCTGTGTGTTGTCTGGCTTATTTAAAGTTAAGCCAGCCCCCTCAACTACATTCACCAACTCTTCCTGAACTGCATTCATCCAGTCTGATGTAATCTCAGTGGGTGGTCTGTTGGTTGGTATATCTTCTGGCACCCATGAGTTTGCTACGTGTCCTGCTCCGTCTATCTTATGCATAATTTACATTGCCTCCAACGCCTGTAATATCTTCAAACCATAAAAAAACATGCGCCTGCTTAAAAGCATTAAGCGCGTTCCAAACTAGCTGTGGGTTCACTACTGAGCGGTAATAGCGCACTCTTAAAATGTACCTGGCACGGTGGCCCCAGAGTGAATCACCAATTCTGCTGCCAATTCTGGCTGGGCCAACTAAGTGATCAACCTGCAAGAGTGGTATGGCAAAGTTTTCTGTAGGTGCATCATGCCCCCAAAGCCTGTCACCAATATGCCCGCCGATGGCAGCAGCCTTGCGCGGCATGGTTTCAGTTAAGCCATTAAGTGCGGCATTTGCCACACGGCGATATTCATCAATGTGCCAATTGGCTTGGGCTGGTTTATGTACGGTGGCTGCATAGTCAATCACCGCTTGAATAGCGTCATCTAGCCTTGCAAACTCTTGAGATTTAGCCAGTATTAACGAATCACCAAAGCCACCTTCAGGCCAGCGCCATGCCGCGCCTGGTGGACGTAATGCTTCGTGTGCGTTAGTAAAGTGACGAGCGGTGTATTTAATTAGCTTCATGGTTTATTTACAAAACTATGCCCAAGTGATGCCATCAAATACCAGCACTTCACCTTCGGCTACGGCAATATCAGCCACTGGTGCAATGCGTGTGTATTGTGTGGTCACGGTGGCGATTGCTGCATCTACTTCAGCCATTGCCAAAACAGACGTCTCACTGGTTTCAGCCAAAATAGTGGTGTTAATGGCATTGGTAATATCTGTGCGGTTTTGCGCAGTGTCAAAGCCTGCCAACAAATCAATATTAGAGGCTACGTTGTGAATAATAGGTGTGCCTAAGCGCCAATCGGCAGTCGCTGGGGCGTATATCGCCAGCGTTGCTTCTACTGCCTCAAGCACAGCGGCAGTGGGCAAGCGGTTTGCTAGGCTATTGCAAATAGGGCGCACAAGCACTGTGCCGAGACCTAAAGTATGTAATTGCACCAGGGCAGTTGTCACGGATGGATGCGCACGCTTTGCCCATGCACGGTAATCATCTGGCTTACCAGAACGCGCACCACGGCTAACAACTACTTGCCACTCATCCACCACACGGGCGCGCCATGCGTCTAGGTTTTCTTGCTCAGCGCCGCCAGTCAAGCCTGTTATGTCTACGGTAAAGTCGCTGTCAACGCCTGCAATAGGGTCTATTAAAGTTAAGATTTGCCCTGCGATTAGGTTGGTATCTGCGCCAGCAGTGGTGCATCGTAAGGTGATTGGATTATTGCCAGCGCCTAAAGTGACAGCGCTTAATACTTTGTAATCTAAGCCGTTGCTACCGCGTAATAAGGTATCGGCCAGCACCATGCTGCCGATATTGCCCGTGGCTAGCACCGTACCGCTAGAAGCCGTGGCGTCTAAACGGCTCACAAAATAGAGTGCAGCCCAGACATAAAGCATCTCAAGGCCGCAAGTCAGTGGTGATATTTGCTTGCGAATCCAGTCTAAGTAGCCGTACACACCATGAAACTCACGTGCATCAGCTGCGGTAATCGCCTCACGGATAATGGCAGGCATCGCGGCTAAATCCGCATCAATGCGTGCTTTAATCTCTAGGTAACTTGGTCTGACGTAATCGGCCATTGGCTAGGTTTACCCTCGCCACAGCCGCTTAGATGGCTATAGTGAGGTTCTCATAATGAATTGACGTCCATTATGCTGGCCTGTGATTTGCAATATAACGCTGGAAACGTTTCGCGCGTCTGTGGTGTCGGTCACGGTAATGTCACTCAGTGCGTTTGACTTATCTTCTAAGGCACGTTTAATCATGTTTAAAGACTCATTGCGAGCCTTGTCGCCAAGTGCTTGCCTGCGCACATACCACAAGCCCACACCACGTGTTTCATCGTGCCACCAACCACGTTGATCAAACGGATCAGCAACACGTCCTTCAGGCGCGATCTGGTCGGTGAACAATACGGCATACACTAAGGTTTCAGCTGCGGCCTGCGCGGCTTCGTCTTCAGTTGCGTTTGGGTCTTCAGGTGCCAGGTCAAATACACCGTTATCAATTTGTACTAGTTTTAGCATGGTTACATATCCTGATTAGGGTTACCAGTGGTGCCGCCACTGTCGCCAGGGTGCGTGTGGCCGTTGTAAATGGCACGCATGCCAGCCATCGTTTGACCTGTGCTATCGCATTGGTCTTTTATGTTGCCAGTCACTTCTAGGTCAGTTTGCATGCGTACTTTGGGGGTGTTCTGTATGGTAATGGGTAAGCCTGCGCCATCAATCACTATGCCGTCGCGGGTAAGGTGTACTTTTTGGCCTAGGTCGTCATGTAAACAAACCTCGCCCTCTTCAAGTTCTACGTTGTATTGTTTATCGGCCACCACAATGGCAAAGCCACGGCTACGGTCACCTGAAGGAAAAACAACATACGCCTGGCAATTTGGGTGTGGGCGATAGCTGAAACCATAAGGCTCTACGCGATCCACGTTTGGTGGCGTTTCGCCATCCATAATTTTGACCTGAATTTTTTCATGCGTCACACGTACACCACGGCCTTGCGCAATCATCAACTGCAAGCGGTGCCACATTTGTTGCATCATGACTTTAATCTCATGGCTTGGCCTTTTTCAATCTGCGCGTGTGCGCTGCACTATGTTTTTTAGCTTGCTTTTCCTCGCCCACAAAGGCGTTGCGGTGCATCACGGTAAGGCTTGATGTTGTGCCGCCTTGGTCGTCTTGCTCGTAGCTGCAATCGCCAATTAAAAACACGGCATCGATGTTCTCTTCAGGGATTACTACGCGAATCTGCGTATTGATGCGCCAAGGCTCAAAGGCACCAGCCTCGGTGACATAACCCCAGCCGAACAGCTCTAAATCAATAGAATGCGCACGTGCCAGCCTGCGGTTACGCTCTAATTCGGCACGGCGTTGCAGGCCGCCCAAGCCTTGGCCGTGACGGTCTGCCACAATGTGCATGGGTCTAAAATACGTGAGGCCAGCATCTTTAACCGCGCCTTTGCGTGAGTTGTTGGCTTCGTAATCAAAGCTCTTAATGGTGTATTCGCTAAAGCGCAGCTTGTATTCATCGTTAATGCTATAGCTTTTAATCTGCTCGCCACTGACCAAGGTAGCCACTGGCGCAGCGTCACTTGGCAACGTGAGCATCAAGCCACCGTCTGGCAGCGGGTATAGCAGCATATTGGCGGCACGTGCAGCGTTCAACAAGGCATTGGCTGGCTGCTCACACTGCATGGCAAAGTGCGGCACAATGGCCGTATCGCCCACAATCTTTACAGGCACTTTAAACGTGTTGCAAAGCTGCTTTACAATCTCGCCCAGCTTAATGCCTGATAGCGTTTTACTGTATTGGCAATCGACCAGCTCACGACCAAGCGAACGTGCTTGTAAACTAATGGAATGGCTTTTATCAGTCACGCTGCGGCGCACTGCATCAGCACGCACGGTACTAATCAGCACATCGTTAATGAGCACTTCAGCTACCGTATTGGCTGTAAAACCTAAACTTTCACCTGCGCCTGGTGCAGTCAGTGAAAGGCTCACTGAAGCGCACAGATCATCTACTGATTGCCGAATAGACACCTTTTGCCAAAAGCCAAAGCGCTGGTGATCAAACCGCACCTCTACAATATTATCCAGCGTTTTAGCCATACACACGGCCTACTACAAACAATGGGTGGCGCACGCCGTTTTGTGCAATAAACACCGCTTCATCAATACCCATCTGGTGCGCCAGCAATACACTAGGCAGTGGGTTAGCAATGTCACGTGTGATTTGCGGGTTAAGGTCTTGGTCAAGCAATGCATCAATCAAGGCAGTACGAGCTGACACCGCCGCTTGAAACACCGCATCGTTCATCTTTGGCAGCAGTATATCAATGGCCGTTAATACGTTGCTTAATACCGCATCGCGGCTATTGGCATTGTCGTAATCTGCCAAGCCTAACTGAGCAGCTGATACCACCAGCATCTGGCTACGCAAAGCCGCTTCACGCGCGGTGTTGATTTTGTATATCGCTGAAACGGTCACCGCAGTATTGGCACTGGCTTCAATAGTTGGCGGGTTAATGGCTGTGCTGGTAATGCT